GCCTCAGCAGCAGCATGAGCTTTATTTAATTGCTCCAAACTGTTCATAGCCTGCATTATACCCATAACGCCATTTATAGTAGCTTTAGTAAATGCAAAAGCTTTCCTACTAGCCTCATCCTCTTTATCTATCAATGCTTCAAAACTTCCGATTATATTTTGTAAACCAGAATTAAACATAGATATTGCGTTGGACTTCATTGACTTATTAAAAGTCTCTTGCATCTTAGTGGCTGTAACTATATAACCTTTAAACCTCTTCTGTTCACTGTTGGTTATACTACTAACGCGCTTAATACCAGACTCGATGCCCTTAGTTAGTTTATTGTATTCAGTGTCAATCTCTTTAAGCACCTCTGGGTCAATCCCATTAACATCAGCCACGTAGTCTTTATTCCTATTGAATTTATCTGAAGCCATTTGTACTTCTAGCATTTGCTTCATATAGTCCAGCTGTATCTTCAGTGAATCTGATTTAAGTAATACCCCATTAACGCTAGTGGCTTCTAAGATGGCTAGCTGTTTTTCTGCTTCTATAAATTCGCGTTGTAGTTTTAATTTACCATCGTAGGCTCCGTTGTATTTAAACAATGCGATTGCCAACTCCTTAACTTTAACTTTCTGTGCTTCAATAGCGTCTCCACCTTTGTCCTCGGCACTAAACCCTTCGTATCCAAACTGGCTCTCAGTATTTTTACGTATATCATCTAAATGCATTCGTCTTTCTAGCTCCGCATTTATAGCTGCTAATGCAGTTTTTTGCGCATCTAGTGCTGTAGTAAGAGATTCGTAGTCATTTAACCTACTCATACCAAGTACGCCACTTGTTCTATCTATTTTATCCAGCTGCATCTGTATACCGTTTAGCGTCTCAGTGTACTCAGATAATTTTTTATTAAGCTTTTTATCTGACATAGCAGTTAAATCTGCCTTTCCTAAGTCGTCAAGTGCTTTCTTGGTATTCTTTATATATTTACGGGAATCCTCCATGTCTTGCAATCTGTCTACAAAGGCGCTTATAGATAATACCACGGCAGTAACAGCTGCTACGGCTATTCCTACTGGCCCTGTAATCGCTAACCAAAGCTTTCCGAAAGCTACACCAAGCCCCCAAACTACGTTTGTCATGGCTACAAATATGCCCTCTGTAGTTACTATCTCTATACCTAGTGAAGCGAATGCTGCCACTAGTTTGGTTCCTATATATGACACCAATTTTACCACCGCTAATGATAGAAGCACTACGGTACCATGCATAGTATTAAGCATAAAATCAAGGCCGCTTATTAAGTTAGTTACCGCTCCCACAGCACCAGCTAACCCATTTCCAGCAGATAGAGATACCAGCAGTTTATCTGTAGCAGTAGACAGTTCTCGCATACTCTTGCCCAATGGGCTCAAGCCATCTTCAGCCATCTCTTTAGCAGCGCCTTTAGCATCATACATTGTATCAACCATTTCTTGCACCTGTTTCGCGCTTACAGAAGCAAACACACCCGCTGATTTAGCTCTTAGTCCGAATATACGAACATAGTCGGAGGCAGTAGCACCAGCATCTTGCAGCTCTTGCATTACACCTAAGAAACCCCTAGATTTAATGTCAGCCTCGCTCATCTGTATTCCTAAGCCTCTAAGTGCGTCAGCAACCATCTTAGGCTGTCTAAGTAAGCGTGCCATAACATTAGCATAAGCATTACCAGCTTCAGTACCTTTAACACCGGCATCTGCGAAGAGTGACATTGCAGCTGCAACATCTTCAAATGAATAGCCTAATTGTGTAGCTAATGGTCCTGCAACTCTCATAGCGCTGTATAACTCTTCTACAGTGGTGTTAGCACTTCTAGAAGATTGTGCCATTACATCTGCTACTCTTCCCGTCTCCTCAACAGTTAGATTGTATGCAGATAATAAGTTAGTTAAATAATCAGCAGATTTAGCAGTTGATAGATTACCAGCTGTAGCTAATTGTAGCGATGGTAACATAGCTTTCATAGCCTCGTTGGCATCCAGCCCAGCCATAGCCAATAACTTGTAGGCTTCTGCCATACTTCCTGCTGAGTATATAGTACCTTCGCTCATGCTTATAAATGTGGCACTCAGTTCGCCAAGTGCTTCAGAGGATAATTGCGCTATAACTTTAATGCGCGCTAATTCATCCCCATAACCCTTTATAGTTGATAATGCTTTCATGCCGACCATCGACATTAATCCGTACTGAAATAATGCTGTTGACCTATTAAGCTCTTTTAATTTAGAGGAGAATGATGTCACTGCTTTTTCTGATTTGCCAACGCCAGCAGTAAGATTATCAACATTAAGTGGCATTACACCGGAGATGTTGTCTCTTAAAGCATTTATCGTAGCCTGCACCTTTTTAATGTTAGCCATGAAGTTACCAGCATTGAGTGACAGGCTAGCAGCAAATTTATATGATTTAACACTCATCCTATTATATATTAAATTTTTTCTTAATCCTGTCCCTCGTAGCGCTAATCTCGTCTTTAGTCAGCGGTTTAGCCTTAACGATGGCCGACTTGTCCCAAGGGAACTTCATAATGTCTTCTGCTTTAACCGGCTTAGAAGATTGCGCAGCTATTACCGCATGATTAGAGAGCCTCAGCATTTCCCAACGCTCCTTATAGTTCTTATAATGAGCTGAAGCAAGATAGTCAACCTCTGCAGGCGACATCTCGTCCAGGAAATACCGAGGCTCAATACCACAATCATACACAACAAAACCGTAAAGCTCGCCGAGGGTTAGGCTTGTTTTACCTTCTTCTTCCTCGGGCTTTTTTTTTGAACAGGCGCTTCATCATTAAGTTCTACAAACTTCTGGAAGATGCTCTCATCCTCCTCAATGACGTCTATAAAATCATCAAACGAAAGTTCAAAATCTTTGTTATTACCTTTAAACAGACAGTATAATAACGTTATCTGGTCCTTGAGGGTACTGATATCCGTTATCTGCTTACCTGTCATTTCTTCGAACATAAATAGGGCTCTATAACTATGAGCCTTCAAATTATACTCTTTGTCTTTTATTGTTACTTTTACTACTTTGCTTGTCATGATTGTGTGTTTATTGGTTATGGTAATACTGTTACCTTAAGTTCTCCTCTACCTTGTAATGATACGCTGTATGATGCGTTGTCACTATCCGGCGATGTTTGAGATATAGATGTGATTATACAATCTCCATCAACTGTTACTGAATCTGCACCCTCTTTATATGATGAGCTGATACTTACGACAGTTTTATTTAGCATTAAATCCATAAGCTCAATGTAGCTTATGTAATCTACATCAGCTTTCCCTAAGTTTAATAGGGCATCAGTAGATACTGTCCAGCTAAACCTGCCGTATTCTGCACTAGTAAAATCACCAGAGCCCTTACAGCTTATCTCTCTGACCGCGTTAGTTAATTCGATAGTATGCGATGTTGCACATGCTATAATTTCGTCCTCTATTTTCAAGATGATGTCTCCACCATCAATTACTTTATCACTAAACATATGATTATCAATTGGTTAAGGGTTAAGTGTTTCTACTATTGTCAGCTCGCCTCTTCCCTGCAATGACACGCTATAACTAGCATTATCGCTGTCAGGTGAAGTTTGACTAATTGATGTTATGATACACTCTCCAGACACATCATACGAGTTTCCAGCTCCATCCGAGTAGTTTGAAGCTATCTGAACGTTTGTTTTAGCTAGCATCCAGCTCATTAGTTGAGTGTATGTAACATAGTTTGCGCCCGGACCTAAGTTTAGTAGGGCGTCTGTTGATACTGTCCATGAGAATCTTCCATACTCAGCACTGGTAAAATCCCCAGAACCTTTACACGAAATCTCCCTAACAGCGTTTGTCAGTTCGATGGTATGAGACGTGGCACATGCTACTGTGTCGCCTTGTATTTTAAGGATGATATCTCCACCGTCAATTACTTTATCTTGGAACATATTATTATTAGTTAGTTACAACTCTACAGCCTTTATAGCTGGCGCGTTGTTTTTGTTAGTTATTATTTATCGTATTGTGAATAGCAGCCTTTGCAAATAAGCGCCCTCTACAAAACCCTCTCCAGCATCGCTAAAATTTATCTTGCTAAGCATAATACCGTCTACTTCTCCGGAATATTTATCCAGGGCATTATATATAGCCTCAGCAATATCTACTGCTTCAGAATAGTTGGTAGAATATATCAGCACCTCTAGCTGCACGTTGAACACATTACATAGCTTTACGCTTTGCGGTGTTAAGGTTCTATTAAGAATAACAACCGGTAGGTCTATGTTTTGACCTGTGTTATTTTTATCCGGCACCACGTTTGGAAATATCTTATCACCAACCAGGTTCACCACGTCGGAGTCGCTGCCAAGTAGCGTTTGTATAGTTTTTAGTATTTTGAACATAGTTATATAAATCTTTTATTAGCGTCCTGCCCAGGAAAATTCACGATGTATATTGTATTCGTATAGAAACACAAAGTCATCCATAAATTCTGTAAACATTTTATTTGCAGCACTCTTAGGCGTACTACCAAAAACAGTCTTATTAGCTGCATCAGCGAAGCCAGTTCTAAATGATGTATTTCTACCTCTATATTTAGTTTTAGCGTAACCAACAGCACCTGTGTAAAGGCCCTTTCTGGTGAATCTTGGTATAGTCCCACTATTTAAAAAATGAAACTTAAAGCCTCCACGCCTGGTATCCTGTGCGCCCCAGAAGTACATAGCCTCATAGCGACCGTGCGGCACTACTCCCGCTCTAATACTTTTATAAAGATTACCTCTACGTATAGAGCCCATGCTAATCAGATTTGATTTACCACGCG